GGGGTATGTCCGGCAAAGCCAGGGAAAGCCTAGGGTGGAAGCCGAAAACGAACTTCTCGTCGCTGGTGAAGGACATGGTCGAGAGAGACATAGACTTCCACGCCAGAAACGTCAGGCATCGAAGCAGATAGACCTGCCCCCGCGGGCTTCGCTCATGAACCTGCTGAACAGCAGACCTTCGTAGACGGGGTCGACGTCCGTTATCCCTAGACAGTAGCACACCAGCGAACCGCAAGCGGATCCGCGCCCCGGACCCACAGCCTGGGTACCGTCGCCGCCGACGTTCTCCCTGCACCATTTCCTAGCCTCGTCCGTCATCATCTTCTGGATGAGGAAGTACGTGCTGAACCCCTTCCTTATGATAAGGCTGAGCTCCTCCTTGATCCTGTCCCTGTATTCCCTGGTCGACGGTAGGTTCCTTCCCCTGAAACCGATGACGACATATTCCTTGAGCCTCTCGTCGCAGTCCGGGAAGACGGGAAGCTTCAGACTCCTGTCCAGCTGCACCCCTTTCGCCTTCCTGCAAATCTCGACCGTGTTCTTCTTGGCCTCGCAGAATATCTCGTACGGGATCACGTCGCTGTAGTGGCTCAGCCACTTCTCGTTGATCTCCTCCTCCGACTTCATCCAGAGGTTGCTGTCCTGCAGCTCGAAGAAGTCCTGCATGGAGTCCCCCTTCATGGCTTTCTCTATGTCCTGTATCGTCCTGCCGGTCTGCACCATCAGCATGAGCCGCTGCAGCTTGCTGTCCTCCTTGCGGCAGTAGTGGACGTCGTTCGAAAGGATTATCTTCAGACCAGTCTTCTGGTGAGCCTTGACTATGAAGGCGTCGTAGGGCTTCTGCTTCACGAAATCAAGCAGCATTATCTCGAGGAAATAGTTCTCCCTGCCGAACATCCCGACATACCTGTCGATCATGGAGAGCGCCGCCTCCTCGCCGCCGGACTCGAACGCCCGCCCGATCTCGCTGTTGTAGCAGCAGCTCGTGAAGAGCAAGCCCTCCTTGTGCTTCTCGAGCTGCTCGTAGTTCACCCTCGGCTTGCGGTAGAACCCCTTGGTCCAGCCCCAGCTGGTGAGCCTCACGAGGTTCTTGTAGCCGATCTCGTTGTGCGCTATGGCGAGGAGGTGGGGGCTTGGGCGGAGCTCCAGTAACTCTTCGGGGGAAAGGTCTCCAGAGAACTTCTGCATGTCCTCGAGCGAGTTGCTCTGCGGCTGGAGCCTGTTGACGTAAAGCTCGGTGGCGAATATGGGGGAAAGCTTGTCCTTGCCGAACTTGTCGCAGACCTTGTCGCATGCCCGTATCTGCCTCGGTACGGCGCCGAGCATGCCGTGGTCGCTGATGGTGAGGAAGTTCTGGTTTATCTGGGTGGCGCGGAGGGCATACTCCTCACATGTCCCAAGCCCGTCAAGGACGGAGAAGTCGGAGTGTAAATGCAAATGCTCGAAACCGACGATTTCAACCTTCATAGCGAAACCCACTTACTCGCGCCTGGAAAAGACATGAGGGAGAATCTAAATCAAAAGCCGTCTTTTGACAAGGTCATTTTCTGGCGGGTTTAGCCTGGTCGTCCGGCTGGGACTTCTTCCACGACTCGAAATCGTCCTGGAGGGAGGAAGCCTTGGACTCCAGCTCCTTCAGCTTGCCCTGCGACTTGTCGTAGAACTCCTTGAGCTCCTGCTTGACCTTCTTCTTCTCCGCGTATATTTCGGCTATCTTCTGCGAGAACGATACAAACTCTTCCGAAAGCAACCAATCCATGACGGACTCCTTTTGTTTTTTACTTCTTGCCCTTGACCTTGACGTTGGCTGGGTCCGAGTCGAAACACTCGTACACCACGTCGCTCCCGTCGTGCCCCTTGGTCGACAGGTACACGTCGTTCTGCCATATGAACCTCAGACCCACCATGACGTCGCGGAGGTAGGGGTCGTACAGCGGTCTCCCGTCGTGGTGGTGCTCGAGCATGAGGTATCCCTTGCCCTTGTAGTTTGGCTCAGCCAGCCTTATGTCGGGAAGCCCGCCGTTGACGTGGCGAGCCATGAGATGCCTCTTTATCTTCTTGTGGTCGTGGCTCTCGAGGACGGTCTCGCCGTTCGGGTACTTCTTGTACTCGAAATACTCCTGCTCGCGGCAGAAGTCGTCGGTGAAGAACTCGTGGATCAGGGTGAGGTCGTCGTAATATTTCCTCACCTCGAAAATCTTCTCCTTGCCGAGCATAGCCTTGGTATCCCACTTCTCCTTCGTGCTGGAGTTGGTGCACCTGTCCCACTCCATGCCGAACTGCCCCTTGTCCCACCTCTTCTTTATGTCCATGAGGAGGTTGAAGCCAAGCTTGTAGGGGTTCGTGGAATACTTGCCGCCGAGCACCCCCATCTTGTGTATGGCGTAATCGATTATGCCGGAGTCGTGCGTCTTCTGACCGAGGGAAACGTAGCCCTGCTCAGCCATGATGACATGGTCCGTGAGTGAAGCCCAGCCCTCGTTTAATACCTTGGTCTGCCTCTGCGGGTAGAAATACATCGACTCCTCGTAGATCATGGACATGATGTCCTGCTGCCACGGCTTGAGCGGCGCGTTGTCCCTGAGGAACCCGAATATGTCCTTGACCGGCTCGATGAAGAACCCAAGCTCGTCAGCCAGGTCCTTGTCCTTGGCTTTCTCGTCCTCGCGGACCTTGAAGTCCTTGGTGTTTATGTAGGAGTCCATGTAGAACCTGTCGCTGTCGACTTTCAGCCTGACCGGGACCCTGTAGTCCCTCTTGTCGGCTATGTTGCGGTCCTTGATGACCTTCTGGTGCCAGGCTGACGCGCCGTCTATGAGCGTGTCTATCCTGAGGAGGTAGTCGAGGAACTCCGTGACCCTCTCCTTGCCCCAACGCGTCATGTACTTCTTTATGCGGCTGGCGTGGTTCGCCATGTTGTTGAGCATGTTGGTGTCGGTCGCCGAGAAGTGTATGTTGTTCTTGAAGAAGTCGTTGTGACCGGTGGCGTGGGCTATGACGGTCAGGTGGTCCAGCAGCGTGTTGCTGTCGAGGCAATAGATGTAGCAGGGCGAGGCATTGATAACCATTTCGTATATTTTGTGCGCACCGAATTCATATCCCCTCTGGAGTTCCTCGTACTGCATCCCGAAAGACCAGTGGGGGTAACGTACAGGGAAGCCTCCGTACGCGGCGACCTCGGATATCTCGTCGTAGGTCAGAAGCTGGACGACCGTGGGATAGAAGTCCAGACCCCAGTCCCTGCACGCGTACAGTATCTTCTGCGCGAAATCCCGCAGATCCTTCGGGAGCTGAACGCCCGGTATGGTGTTGTTGCCTATGAGAAGCGAAGATCCGTGGAAAAACTTACTCGCCATCCTCTAGCTCCTTGGGAAACTTTATTTTATTTCTGTCAGAACCCATCAGCGTCTTTATCGCCTCCATTATCTGCTCGTTCCTCATCTCCTCCGTGAAATCCGAGCCGTTGGAGCCTATCTCCGCGGTCCTGACGTTCCTCTTGTCGACGTCGCCGCTCTGCACAGCCTGGTCGACCACGTGCTTGACGCTGTTCGTGTAGTTCCACGGCAGTATCTGGGTTATGCCGACCATGTTGACGAGATTCTCCGGGAACGACTCCCTTAGCGTGTCGATGAACACCTTGTTGTCTTCGCTCCAGTTGTCGCCGTCCGTGAAGTAGAAGACATATATGTTCCACTTGTGCGGGTTGTACCGGTTCTCGAACTGTTTCGCTATGAACTTGAGGGCGGAAGAGCAGGTCGTGCCGCCGCCGAACCTGTAGTTGTAGAACTTCTCCTCGTCCACCTCCATCGCTATGGAGTCGTGCCAGACGAAGAGCCTCTCGACGCGCTTGTAGAACTTCCTGATCCAGACGTCTATCCACCAAGCCATGTCGGAGACTATCTCGCACTTCATCTGGTCCATCGACCCGGAACCGTCCCTGGCGTAGACGATGAGGGCGTTGCTGGAAGGTATCTTGATCTCCCTGTACTGCCTGTAGCGCTTGTCCCTCTTGATCGGCTTGACCATCTTGATCGGGACCTTGATGCCCGGGACCATCTCGAGCTTGTCGATGCTGCCGTCGGCGGACTGCCTCTTGAGAGCCTCGAGGAAAGTCCTCTTGTTGTTGCGCAGGGATTCCGGACCGACCATCGATATGTTGTTGTACTTGATCTTGATGTCGTCGAAAGTGTCGTTTACCTTGGGCTTGAGGTTCGGGAGTTCCAGCTCGGACTGCATGAACTTGAGGACGTCGTCGAGGTCGAGGCTGACCGTTATGCCCTCGCCCTCGTCCTGCCCGGCGCCGTTGCCCTTGCCCTTGTCCTTCTTGCCCTTGTCTATCACGTCGCCGTCCTTGCCCTGACCGCGACCGGTTCCCGTGCCGTTGTCACCATAAAGTATCTGGGGTATGTCTATCTTCGGGATGGTGATTGATATCTTCCCGCGCTTCCCGCGGGACCTTACTATCTTGCCTGACTTTATGAATTTCTTCAGGGCTTTCCTGAGTCTCCCCGAGACGACATCTATAAAGTCCTTATGGTCCTCTTCTATGCGTCGTGGCACAAATCACCTCGTTCCTTTTTTTGTTCGGCTTACAGCTTTCCGTTAGTCTTCCGCGAGGTCGCCGCGGGCGAAGATGCTTCCGACGAAATCGAGTACGTCGGTGGCGGACCGCTCGTTGTAACCGTACTGCTTGATCAGCCTGGTCTTTATCGCGTCGATCTTCTCCTGGATGTCCTTGTCGACCACGGTAGCCCCGCTGACGTTGAGCGCCGATAGCTTGATCGTGTCCTTGACGTCCTCGAAGAGCTTCGCCTCCAAGGCGTTCCTGAGCTTCGGGTTGGAATCCCAGCGGAACTGCTTCTGCTTTACCGCGAGGTCGCCGATGAATGCCGCTATCTGCCTCCTGAAGTCGTCCGCGCCCGGCTCGGGGATGTCTATCTTGGACTCGACGGAGCGCATGAGCCTCTCGTCGGGCTTTCGGTCCTGCCCCGTGATGGGGTCCTTGATCTTCGACTTGTTGATGTAAGCCATGATGTTGTCGATGTAGTTGCCGCAAAGTCGGATCACCGCGTCCTCGTCCCCGACCAGGGCTTTCTGGACTTCGGCTTTCAATATGTCGGTCAGCTTCTTGACCACCAAGTCTATGCATGTGATGTACCGACCAACGTCATCCTTGTTGTTGAGGAGCGAACTCCCCTCCAGACCCTCTCGCAGTTCGTTGAGGACCATGAACATGTTGACGTACTCGTGGTTGTTGGCGAGGCAGTTGGAGAGCTTGTCCTGCACGTAACGAACCGATATGCCGCGGGACATTCCCTCGTCGGCGTACCTGTCCTTGAGTTCCTTGACCTGCTCGTCGGTCCATCCCGGGAGCAGCTTGCCGTCATAGAGTTCAGCCTTCTCTACGAGGCTCAGCTTGCCGTCCTTGTCGTCGTGGAGTCTGGTCAGGACCGACCAGAGAGCCGCGACCTCGAGCGTGTGCGGGGCTATGTGCTGCCTCACCTTGCTCGACCCGTAGTCCTTCTCCAGTATCTTCAGTTCCTCTGACCACCTGATCGTGTACGGCACATCTATCTTGACGGTTCGGTCCCTGAGAGCCTCCATGTACTGGTTGCTCCTCAGCTTCTCGTACTCGGGGGTGTTTGTATGGCAGAATATGGCTTCGTCTATGGACACCTGGCTGAACTTCTTCGGCTTGATGCTCTGCTCCTGGCTCGCGCCGAGCAGGTCGTAGAGGAACGCCTGGTCCAGCTTGAGAGCCTCTATGAACTCTATGATGCCGCGGTTCCCCACGCAGAACTCCCCGTCGAAGTTGAAGCTCCTCGGGTCCGAGTCCGCGCCGAACATGCTGATCTTGCTGAAATTTATGTCGCCGGTGAGTTCGGTGCTGTCCTGGTTCTTCTCGTCCTTCGGCTGGAAGGTCGCGATGCCGCATCTCGACGACTCGCTGTACACCTTTCGGACGACCCTGATGTGCTTCTCAAGTATCTTCTCCAGGTCGCCGTCATATCTCTTCAGGAGCTCGTTCATGAACAGGTTGCATCTCGGGTCGAGGTCGCCCTCGCACTTGAGCGTGTACATGTCGGTCCTCTCCTCGGGGGAGACGGATTCCAGCAGTATGCGGTTTAGGTCCGCGACGATCGGATTCCGGACTTCCGGGGGCAGGAGCTTCAGCGGCTGCTCGTGCATGGGGCACTCGTCCTCGTCCTTGATGTATATCCCGTCCTGACCGGTGGGGAGGTCGACCCACTTGAACGAATACCAGGCTCCGGATTCGGTGGTGGAGTATGTCTCCATCTCCCTCTTGAACAATCGGCATATGGTCGACTTGGAACTTCCCACGGGTCCGTGGAGCAGGAGTATTCTCTTCTCTGCGCCGAAACTGCCGGCTGCTCCCTTGATGAACTTGACGAGGGCGTCCTTCGTCGGGGTCAGACCGATGATCGGGCATTCTGGGTTGTCGAAGAAGTTGTAGTGCTTGTAGGTCTTCCGGTATTCCTCGGTGACCCCGTGACCCTTCTCGATGATCATGTCGTATATCATCTGCCAGGAGTTCCTTATGAGCCTCGGGGTCTGGTAGCAGAGATCTACGTACTCGGAGAACGACATCTCGCTGTTTAGTGTCTTGAACTTGCTCTGGTTGAAGTTGCCTATGAATTTTTTCAGTCCGCTCATTGTTTGTCTCCGTGGAAATTCTGGTTTGCCACTAGCATTATAAGGCTGGCTTGTTTTGGTTGGGAAGGTCTGCTCGGAATTATTTTACTTCGCCCCAGGAACTGTCGATTTCGATATCGTTTATCGGGTTCGACCGTTCGGCTTCCTGGTATGGTCTGGCGCCAACGTGGGAGTTGTCCTCCGCGAACGCCCTCTGTTCGGAAACCCCACCTGGTCGCTCCATGTTGTACTTGTGCCTGAAGTCATGACCAGTGGAATCGCTGTTCCACTTGTCTGTCCCCACGGGGTTGGAGAACTTGAAAGTGCAGGAGGTAAGGAGTTTTTCCTTGGATTTCGACTTGCAGCCCGGGCATGACACGCCGCTGTATTTCCCGCGCTTGTCGTGGTCTGCTATCTCTTCCCAAACTTTCTCGCATTTCTTGCATCTGAAGGCATATAGAGGCATGTGTTTTGTTCCTATGAATCCTGAAGCTTTTTGAGTTTGTCGTAAACCTTGGATATCATACCTATCTGAGTGTCGAGTGTGCAAAACTTCCACCAAAATGAATTTTTGCACAGGCTTATAGCCTTGCCTATGAGTTCCTGGTTGAGCGATATGTACGCCAACTCGACGCTTTCCTGCTGTATCATCTGCTCCTCGTCGAGCAACTCCCTGTATTCCCTCGGCGACAGAGCCTTGCCCTCTCCGTCCTCGTCGTCCTCGTCCTCGAAGAATTCCTCGTCATCATTTTCGCCTTCAAAATCGAACCTTTTCATGATTAACCTCTCGATACATTCTTGAAAACGTTTACGGCTCCGTGCCAAAGTTCGCTGATCCTCTTCTCGTTCAGACCCGACGGCGACTTGCTTAGACGCATGTACGGCGTGAGGGCATTCACATCCCTATCTATCCATTCTGCCGTGTTAAAGTTTCCCCATCCCTGCGAATAGGACACAAAATTCGATATTTTGTTTTCGACCGCCTCGCAGAACAAATCCTCCCTCGGCTCGAACCCGGCTTTCGGGTCGTTGACGACCATGAATCCCCTTTTTTGATGGTTTTTTCCCGCGCCGAAAAAACCCTCATGCCCGTCCATCTCCCTTACGCTGAGTATGTCCGGCGTGACCAGGAGGCACGGGAGCGAGAGCTTACCCTTCGACGAAAACCGCTCCATGTAGGAGATCGGCGAGTCGCCCTTAATGTACTCGAAGTCTATGTTGAGCCTCTTGGTCCAGAAGTAAAGGTCGAACCGCAGGTTGCTCCTCGAGCACCCAACGGCTATTTTCGCTTCCGGGAGGTTCTTGTAGAAAGAGTACCAGCAGAGGAACGACATCCAGTCGTGCGCGACCGAGTGATTACAGTATATGAGGACGCTGAGGTTCTCGCCTAGGTTTCCAATCATGTTTTAATCTAGTTGCCGAACATTTTTTTGACGGGAATCTTTTTCTGCTTTGGCGGCTTTTCCGGGTTTGCCGGGCTGGCGGGTCTCACGACGGCGATGACGCGGCGGTTGCCGGAGCCGATCCTCATCTCTGAGATGTATTGCCAGAATGTCATCATTTGGCTGCAGCCCCGACTGTTCCTGCCGCGCCGACGGTTCCGACTGCGCCGGGAGATTTCTTTTTCGAATCCGCTATTTGCCCCTGCACTAAAACGCCGAGCTTCTTGGGATCAATTACAGTAACGTTTTTTGGGTCTCTCTGAAAATCGGTCAAGGTTTTGTTTTTAATCAATTTGGCAACAATTTCCCCTGGATTGGCTTTGTCGCCCGAAGCGGCTATCTCCGCAGCCGTGAGCGGTCCTATTATGCCTGCAAGGTCAGGTGTCTCGTCAATTCTGAGCCATTCTGCGAATCCGATCATATTTCCTCTCTTTTACAATATATATGTCATCGGTTTTAACTTTTAGGAATCAAAAATGAAACTTCGCTGCCTACAAAACATGATATTCGGATTCATATTCGGCTTTTTCCTGTGCATATTCGTGATGAGCGCCATCCTGATCAAGGACGAGAAGAAGCACGACCACAAGTATTGCCAGAAATGCGTGTGCGAGAAATCCTGCTCATGCGGGGCGGACAAGGACAGATGCAAGGAAAAATGCCTTTGCGACTAGATCCTTCCGAGCATCCCGGTGGTGGAGAACCCGTCCAGCATCGGCGCGAGAACCACCGACTTGACGATATCAGAGCCGACTACCTCCTTGCCGTCGTAGTCGAACCCCTTCACTAGCACATCCGGAACTATCTTCCTTATCACCTCAAGGGGAGTGTCCTCGTCGAAGCTGACGACATAGTCCACGCACTCCAGGTTGGAAAGCATGGACATCCTGTCCGACAGCTTGTTGATCGGTCTCCCGGGCTTGAGCCTGGAGACGGAACCGTCGCCATTGACTGCGACAACCAGTTTCTCCCCATGCCTCTTCGCGAAGTTCAGGCTGTTGAGGTGACCGGCATGCAGCAGGTCGAAGCAACCGTTCGTCATGACCAAGGTGAAGTCGCGCTTCGCCAGGGTCTCCGGGGAAACGATCTTCGACCTGGGCTTGTCGATGAACGTCGTTATCCTCTGGTGGTCAAGGGGCTTGTTGTGCTTGTCGGTGACATAGATCGCGCCCATGTTGAAGGAGAACTCGGAAGCCCTGCGAAGGTCGACCCCGTTCCCTAGGCACAAGCCGCAGAACGCTATGAAGCAGTCCCCGGCGCCTATGACGCTGTTCACCTTGTCAGAGCTTTCGCGAACGTCGTATTCGAAATGGCTTCCGTCATACCCGGAAAAACCGTCGCCCCCCCTAGTTACGACCACGCTGCCGGCTGAGGTCATATTCATTATCTCCTCTATCTGGTCGACGACTTTTGACTTGCCGGTTATGGACTTGGCTTCCGAAAGGTTCGGCTTTATGAGGGTGCATCCCTTCCACTTGAGGATGTCGTTCTTGGGATCGACCATGCGTATCGCGCATCGGTGGGTCCTTGAGAGTTCGGACACCATGTCGTCGAAGAACACTCCCTTGTCGTAGTCGGAGAATATCAGCACGTCGAAATCGCTCTGGTCTATCTTCCTCTTCAGTTCGGCGCAGTATGACCTCAGATCTTCTTTCTCCGAACCGTACAGAGGTCTCTCCACGTCCCACCTGTATGTCGGGAATCCGTCGCTGTAGAACCTCCTTTTCCTCGGCACGTGGCACGGGTCTATCCTGACCGACAACGAGGTGTCTATCCCGTGCCTCGAAAGGACAGCCTCGGCGTGCCCATCCAGGAGCGAACACAAAAATGTTTTCTTGTTGAAGTTGGCTAGCTGGAACGCGACATTCGCGGCTCCGCCGGGGAGAACAAGGCTTGGCTCAGCCTCGTCGCTGTGCATGACCGGGATGGGGAACTCCGGAGATATCTTCTTCACCTTGACGTCGAAGTACTCGTCGAGCATGGCGTCGCCGACGACTCCTATCCTCAAGTCGCTGTTCCTTATCTTCTCCAATATGTCAATCATGTTCATGCGCTCGAATAATGTTGGTTACCATTATTCGAGTGTCGGTTCGTCTTTATTTCCTGACCTGAAGCCCCATGATTTTCGCTTTTTCCGACCATTCCGCTTGCTCTCTGGAGTTATCCGAATTTATTTTGTCGACCATCGACCCTTCGAGCGATGACTTGATGGCGTCAAGCTCGAGCCTCGTGAGCTTTCTCGCCCCCCTATGCTCGCTGTAGTCCTCCCAAGCCTCGATCGTCAATGGGATTATCGGCTTGATGAGTTCCAGTATCGCATCTGCGAAAACCCTTATCTCCATCTGCGCGTGGCTGTCGCACCTCAGAGCCAGAAAGTGAAGGAGGTTGTGGGCGTCTATCTTCCAGTACCACTCCGTGTACAAATTGACTGGCAAGAGCATTCTTGCTTGCTCCCTCGAGACCCCGCAAGCCATGCTGGACTCATAGTTCTGGTATGACTTGGAACAGATTGATTCGAGGTCGGAGAGAAACCCTACGGCATCGCTGTTTCTCATTGGTTCTTCGCCGCCCTGCCTGTTGGTCTTGGACTGAGCCCTGACGTTTTCGGCTTCCGGCATATAGAACTCGTCCCTCATGATGGAATAGCGTCCGCTGTATTCGTTCACGCTGGCAGCCCGGTGGCGTATCATCTGCCTGGCTACGAATATGGGCATTTTCATGCAGAACTTGAACTCTATCATCTCCATCGGCGTAGTGTGCTTGTGCCTCATGAGGTAGCGTATGAGACCGCGGTCCTCGTTGACAGTCTTCGTTCCGTCGCCGTAGGACACCCTCGCAGCCTGCACGATGGCGTAGTCGGCGGTTTTCCTGTCGTCCGGGACCAGTCTGGGCATGGTGTCCATTATGGTCACGTGACCCTTGTCCAGGCACTTGATCGTCTTGTTTGGTATGTTTTCCAGAACATCATGCATCGTCGAGACTCCTTGGTTGTGTCACGATGATGTTATCAAGATTTGAAAATGAATCCTAGGCTAAAAATAGCCGATGTCGCCCATGACGACGTTCTTTCCGGGAAACATGTCGAGAACCTTGGATTTGCGTTTCGCGTGCTTCTTGTGCTTCTTGTGTTTCTTGTGCTTCTCGTGTTTCTCCCTTTCGAGATCGTCCACGGTGATCAGGCTGGGCGAGGTTCTGGAAACCGTGCCTATGCCTATGGGTCTGGCGAAAGTGGCTATGCTCGCGGTCGACGTTCCGACCTCATTCTGAAGCCATTGTTTGAATCCTATCATTGCAGTCCTCCTAGTCCAGGACCGCCCATGCCGGGGTCGCCTCCGGGTGGGGCTTCTGGCGGAACCCACGCGGTGGTGAGGAAGTCGACCAGCTCATCCCTGTCGAGATAGTATCTCTTGCCGTCCGGCGGCGCCTTGTTGATGTCGCCGTTCTTGAGGAAGCCCCTCATCCCCTTTGTCGGCTTCAACCTGATGTAGGCGCCTTCGGGGGTGATGGTGTCCTTGTCTATCTCCCAGGCGGATATCTTGTACGTCATTTCGTCATTGAGGTCTCCGAGCTTGAAATGGGTCGCTATCCAAGGCTCCGAGGTCAGGGTGCTGCTTATGCTTTTCCAGTTGATTCCGAATTCGTCCTCGAGGGTGTCTATGTAATCATTTCCGACCGGGTCTTTCCCGATCGGGTCGCTGCCGGACATCTTTTCCATGTCCGAATCCATTTCCTCGAAAAAAGTTTTGAAGCTTCTGAATAAATAACTCATACCCTATATAGGAATAACCATGAAAAACTTCATAGAAAGATACAAGGAAACACAATCCGCATGGGACATATTCGTCCTTTTCGAGAACAGCTTGATCAAGCTGATCGAGGAAAACGACCTGATACTTTTTTTCGTCAAGGGAGGAAGCGTATACGGGACTTCCGAGGACGGGAGAATGGCTTTCGCCACGATGAAGGACAAGAAGGAGAAGTCGAAATTCAAGAACGAGATAAGGATTCTGGCGATAAACTTGAGCAAGAGCATTGACGGGTATAAGTCCGAGGCGACCCTTTCGAAAAAAGACCTGAAGGGAATAAAGATCATAGACCGGGAGGAAGCCGAGAAAATGCTTCTGAAACCCAAATGAGCCTTCCATTCAAGAAAGCCGACTCGAAGAGGCGATACCAGTGCTTCGTCTGCGGCAAGAACTATGACCTCTACGAGGAATACTCCGCGCACATAACCGAAAGCCACGAGCAGGGAAGGGAATACGTGGTGTGCCCCCTGCAGAGGTGCCGCGCCCCGGTCCGCGATCTCAGGCTTCATTTCTCGTCCAAGCACCCGAACGAGAAGGAGGTGCCGAAATGCGGGCAGATGAGGGCTACGGTGTGGAAGGACATAAACAAGCAGACCGGCAAGATGACGCAGAGGAAGCCGAATTTCCGCGAGGGCTACTACATGTCGGCGAAGAACGGCAAGGAAATGCATTATCGCAGCGGATACGAATGCGACGTGTATGAGTGCCTGGAGTGCCTCCACGAGGTCATAAAATACGATGTCGAGCCTTTCAAGGTGGATTACATATTCGAAGGGGACAGGCACGAGTACAATCCCGACTTGAGCATATACTTCATGGACGGGCATGTCGAGATCTGGGAGATAAAGCCAGCCAACCAGACGGCGCTCCCAAAGAACCAGGCTAAATGGGCTGCCTGCCAGCACCATTGCGAGGCTCGAGGGTGGAAATTCATGGTCATGACCGAGGTCGGGATAGGGAAGCTGAAGAAGAGCGCCAAGGGAAACTGACCTCAGACCGTCGACCTTATCCTCTCGCCAATCCATCTCATGACGGAAACCGGCATCGAGTTGCCCAGAGCCTTGTACCGAGCCGAGTCGGGCGAGTGGCTGTTTTCCTTCCAAGGAATATCGGTGTAGTTGTCGTCAAATCCCTGCAGACGCTCGCACTCCACGGGAGTCAGGCGTCTGACTCCGCGGCAGACGATGTTGGTGCCGATCCCGGATTGGGTCAGCGTGCTGCTAACCTGCGTTTCGTTGACGTACAGACCGCCGTTGGAGTCGCAGAAGGTTATGTTGTAGGCGATGGCGGTCGGATTCTTTGCGCCAATCGAAGTGGGGAGATTGCTGTCGCTCATGTGCTTTGGCTCGGGTCGAGAGATCAGTCGCCCCTGACGATCCTTATTGAGTCGGCATCGTCATGGTGCGTCGAGAACTCTATTATTTTGGCTCCGTCATCGCCGGCTATCATCTGATGCCTCAATCCTGGCGATACATGGAACGACATGCCTTGGGTCAGGGTCAGCGAGCTTTTCTCGTCACCATCATTCCAGAAATAAACCATTTCGACCGAGCCGCTGTCTATGAACAAGACCTCGTCCTTGACAAGATGGTAATGTATGGAGCACTTCTTGTTGGGGTTGAAAGTCAGTATCTTGCCGCAGTACTTATCCCCGTTGCATATCCAAAGCTCGTTGCCCCAGCCCTTTGGGACAAAGACGTTGGGGTCTATGGTAGATGTTAGATTTGGCATCCGTAAGTCCTCTCTATGTAAGGTATGAGCAAATTCCTTATCTTGCCGTGAAGCTGCGGTATGTCGCCATCGTTTACAAGGAAAAAATCGTAGTACTGGCTTCCTTCCGGGGGGTTTTCCGTGCTGTGCAATATGGCGCCCTCTTTCTGCGTGCGCAAGCACCAATCTATCATGGTTCGCATCTGCGACTCTGACGGGTTCGGATCGTCGTTGATGTAGTTCGGTCTGTAGAGTATGACGTTTATGCCTTCGTGGCGCCTTATGTGCTTGGCTTCGTTGATGTACCTGCAATCGGATATTATGAGCTTTCTACCCTTGTTCCTCAAGGCTATTTCTATCCAGATGTTCTCCCTTATCTGCCGGAATCCGTCTCCTATGAACTGCAAAGCCTTCCGCACGTTCATGTTCATCCCGGGAGGGGCTTCGTCTATGCGCTTCCATTTCTCCAGGAACTGGCGGTCTACGCCGAAAGACGTGCAGAATGTCTCCTTTACGGCGTTGGCGAAGGCTGACCTTTCCCATTTTCCGAATATTCCCAGACGATTCATCTCGTCGCTTAGGTAGTCGGCAGCCGTATCCTTGCCCATAGCCAACTGCGAAGCGAAACCGATAATAGACATGGCGGTAACCTCGTTGATTCATTGTATACGATAATGATAAAACAATTTAAGAACAATATCAACACATCAATCTGTTTTTCTGCACAGTTTTGAACTTATAATTCATCGAGTGATAATTTATGAAAAAGACAGAGCCATATTGCAAGAACTGTTTGCTGTACAACCACGATAAGCGCGAGTGCAAAGTCGCGATCCTAATCGATGGCGTGGAGCACCATCTTCCCGTGAGTCCAAACGACCGCTGTCACATGGACGAACTCGGCATAGAGGTTCAGCAAGTCAGATGGTGGACAGAAAACAACAAAGGAGAGATCACTGATGGAAACGGAACTGTGAAAATAGAGTATCCCAAGAACTTCTTTGGAAAAGAGGACTGATGAACAATGGGTTGTTCCGGTCCATTCAAGTACGGAGTTGCAGGAGATTTAGTCTGTGGGTGTTTGTGCCCAGAGAGCAAGTGCTGTCCGCCGGCATGCTGCAGCTCCGTGACCCTTACCTACGAGATAGGCACGTCTTACGACATAGTACCTTCCGGATGCCATTGCGACACCCCATCCCCATCCCCCATGGTTCAGCCCAGGGAAATAAGGCTGCATGACGAGATAGACTGGGATTCCAACTTCGGCAGCAAGAAAAAGATACCATTCCCGAAATTCAGCCAAGAAACTCAGAAGGAGATGTTCGGGAACGACGATTTCGTTTTTTCTCTCGGAAGTTCCTGTTCGATCCCATGCGCTACGATCGACGTGCTGCTGACGACATTGGGATGCTGCCTCGAGGTTATAGGAGTAGGTCCTGCTGCTACCATAAGGGCTGTGGGAGACGGAATAGTATCCGCGTCCTACATGTCCGCCAACTGCAATTTCATGGTGATGGTGAACGGCACGAAAGACGCTGCGAACCTGAATGACGGCGATGTCGTCAACATCACAATCCAAGCCATAAGCCCCAACTCCGAATGCTGCCAGTCCTGCCTCATAAACATCGTGTGCACTTCGACGTACAACTACGCCAGGAGAAACCTCCTCTACAGAATAAGCTCCGTGGAGAAAGGAAACAAATCTTACCTCAACAAACAGAAGCTGGTCGAGAAAGTGAGAAGGCTAAAGAGAAGAAATCCTTAAAGCCTCTTTGATGATGTCGCCGACCATGGCTTCCTTCATGTTCAGAATGGACTTGACCTTGTCGTGCCCGAGGGCGACGATGTCCTCGACCCCCTTGTATCCCATGTCGTACAGCTTTTTAGCCCTTACCTTGCCGACATTCGGAAGCTGGCACAGGTCGACCAGGTGGCTCGGGACGCCGTGCCTGATTCTCTTCGCCAGATTTCTCATGAACGTCTCCTTGCCCCACTTGCCGCTCATCGAGTCCATAGCCACCAATATCTGCTCCATCCTCTCGAAGTCTATCTGCAATCCCCTCTGGAATCCGGACAAGGCTCCGGAGTTTCGACCGTTCATGAGGTTTTGATAGCAAAAAGCCGTCTTCTTGATGCCCTCGGTGATGTACTTGTAGTCGACCCCTAGGTCTCGCTGGAGCTTCTGGTCGAACATGCGCAGTTCCTGCTTCTCCGCGTTGTTCACGATCACGGACCTGTGCGTGTCCGTCTTCGCCAAAGCGAGGGCGACATGCATGTCGTCCTCATGCTTGTTGTGCAGGAAGAGGAAGTAGAAGTTCCTCCTGAGATCAGCCACGTCGAACGGGGAATAATAGAATATGCTCGATATCCTGCCGATACTGGAGGCGGACAAAACGCCGTCATCGTCATGGACGATCTCCTTCTTTATCAGCTCCTCAAAAAGTTCCTTGAGGTAGGTCTGGTTGAGGATCCTGTTCTGGAAATAGGCTAGCGACCTCTCGAACCAGACCTTGATCTGGTCGAAGTTCGTTATGTCCTCATGGTGTATCTCGCTGACCAGATGGAACGCCAGATTCCTTGGCTTGTCCAAAATCTTCGACGTTATCTTTTGCGGGGTGTTGAGCCTGTCCCTGTGCTTCTTGGCTTCGGAATTCGGCAGCAGGATGTAGGCGTCACCGCGAGGGTCTATCCCGAGCCTTCCGGACCTCCCTATCATCTGCGTTATGTTGTAGGTCTCCACCTCGTCCCTTCCCCTGTGGATTCCGACTATGATCACCCTCCTAGCCGGCATGTTGACGCCCCAAGCCAAAGTCGGGGTCGCTATGACGACCCTGAGGTTCTTGTCCCCCTTGAACCTCTTCTCGAGGTCTATCCTCTTCTCCTTGTCGAGATCGGCGTTGTGGAACTCGGCGTTTATCGAGTTGGACTTCAGAGTCTGGGTCATCAGCTCGCCAGTCCTCTTCGTGTGGACGAAAACGAGGAACTTGTCGTCGGGGTAGTCCTTGATTAGGTCCAGAGCTTTCTCGACCTTGTTTTTCTCCATGTCGTCGTAGGTGCGCGCCTCGTCGTCGTAGTTCTCGTAATGGACGCCGAGCGGAACCGGTCTGTACTCCGAGTTGAGTACATAGGTCTCCTTCTTGTTCAGGGAATAGGAAAGCCACTCGGCTATCTCGTTCACGTTCGGCATCGTCGCCGACAAAAGCACGATTCTGGCTTTCGGGTTTATCTGGGTGAATTTCATGAGTCCGACCTCGAGATGCTCCCCCCTTCCAGGGACCGTGAGAAGGTGCGACTCGTCGATGACCAACGTCCCGATGTCCTTGAGATAGGCGCTCTTCTCGGACTTTATGTTCCTGGCTCTGTGGTTGAGCATTTCCGAGGTCATGATTATGAGGTTGGACTCGTCGAGTTCCATCTGCCGCTTGGGCGTGATGCGGTAGTCGCCGGTGCATATGGATATGTTTATGTCTCCGAAATGCGAATCCGGGTCTGTCCACTGGTCTATCTTTTCCTGCGCCAAAGCCTTGAGCGGGGCGAGGAACATTCCCTTCCCTCCTCGCACCCTTATCTCGTGAGCCAAAAACATCTCGGCGATGACGGTTTTCCCGGCGCTTGTCCTAGCGGCTATCAAGGCGTTGATGTCCTTGTCGAAAAACTCGAAGACACGGCTCTGGACCGGATTGAAATTCTCGAAATCCCACGAGGCGTGAGCATAGCTCTTGGTCGGCACAAGATCATTATTGTCGCCAACATCAATAATCGGAGGCATCGTTGACCTTCATTCTGGATTCCCATATCTGGCATATGGATTTGCCTATGATCTTCATCTCGGCGCTGGAGAACTGAATTCCCTTGATCCTGTTGCACACGAAACAGCAGAGCACCATGTTGTCGAAGGTATAATCGCCAAAACTGTCGACCCTGTCAATGCCTAATGACTCGATCACCAGACCGATGGACGACCTCATCTGAAGCCCCTGGAGGTCGCACTCCGATATGGAGCAGTATTCGCACTTCTTCTCCTTGGAGGAAATCCAAGCCATGAAATCCTCGTGCTCGAGGTTGAACTTTGGGCATTTCTTGTATTTCCTGGCGACCTTTGAGTTAGTCTTGATGTTTTTGTATTTCTGGCAGTCCTTGCAAAACTTGAGACCCGAAGTGTACCGAAGAGACATGTCGTTGCTGCCGCAGGTGCGGCATTTCCATTCCTTCATTATCCCCCATAGTTTTGAATCATGTTGATTTGGGCGCACTATTATATATCCATGAAACCAATATTTAGATGGACAATAGGCTGCAACTCGCTGAAAAGGGGCTTCGACGTGCTTGACATGTCAATCAAAAAAGCCATAGGCATATACGGAGATTCGTTCGAGTGGATGATATGCCACAACGGCGAAGATCCGGAAAAGACGGAAATGGTACTTTCGATCTCGAGTAAGTACGGCGTCAAGACGATGAAACAGAAATGGGACGATTCCCCGGTGAACGACATCCTGCCGGAAACGGCTTACAACTTCGACAACCCTCAGGACTCCACGGGCAGCACCTGGAAACTATGCCCTCCAAGGATCGATATTGGTCGCCATGAGATAATCATGGACAACGACATAGTTATCGAGAAAAGACTCCACGAGATAGATGAATTCCTCGCTTCCGAAAAGACGATGATCACGCAGGGCGCCGGAAGGTTCTACGGAAGGTACGACTCCATGATCGAAAAAGGTGGATGCTACAATTCCGGTCTCATAGGGCTTCCCCCCGGATTCGACTTCAAGAAGAAACTGAACGATGCCTGGTCGATCAACAAGAACAAAAGGATGACCTACGCCGACGAGCAGGGTCTGGTTTCACATGTGCTGACCAGCGTGGATCACATATTGGTCAAGACGTCTTCGATCGTGACCCTGCATGCCCACGGGTTCTTCTGGTGCAATCTTTCGGAGGGGAACAAAAGAATAGAGAAGTACAATTCCAGGATCTGGAAGACCATAGGCAGATGCAAGGGATTTCATTTCGTGGGGGCGAACCGGAGGTGCGACCATCCTGGATGGGATATATTCAAGGAATTCAAGACTGTGCACATGCCAATATGATCAGCCAAGCTTAGGTCCGTTGACCAAAGACAGGAATCTCCTCAGCGATTCGCTGCCATAGAGATAACGCCTGTCGACGCCGATGCTCTCCGCCACCCTCTCCAAGTGGTCTCTGGGGAGATCCCACTTCTCGACATACTGGCGTAGGTTGTACAGGTTATGCATCCTGAACATCCTCCTGTCGATGGCGTATTCGTGCCTTTGGTGAAGTTCCGAGGCGTCGATCGGGATCAATGGAATCCCGCGAGTCTTGACCTTCATCATGAAATCGTAGTCCGGGTATCCCCAGCCGACGAATTTCCCGTCAAACCCGCCGCAATCCAAAAAAGCCGATCTCCCAAAGGCTACGCATCCGGAAAACGGGTTCTTTCTTCCGTAGACCTTCGGGTCGTCCTGCCTGTGGTCTGGCGTCAGCAGCCGCTCGTTCGAACCGACATTGTCCCTTATTTCCCGCAGGGCTTCGACGCCGACATGTATTTTAAGGGAATACAGCCTGGACGGGTACAGGAAACGATTTTTATCGACGGACAATAGGGAGCAGCATTTGGAAAACCAGTCGGTCGGAACTATACGGTCCGAATCCATATAGAAGACAATTTCCTCGGAAGCCGAGCCGACACCATTGTTGATGCTGTCAGCCCAGCAGAAGAAATCGCCAGCGCGCTCTATCTTCAAGATCGTCCAACCTTCGATCGAAATGTCGGATTCCCCGTCGACGCAAAGGATCTTCTGCGCCGACGCGTAACCGTGGCAATCGCCCCAGCACTCGACCGAATTCAGAAACTGCGACCTGCGGTCTTCCGAATACAAAACAACCAGAGAGAATTCCATGGGAACTACCTGTTTACGTCGAACCTTTTGTAGTACTCCCTATTGACCACCTCGTGCATATTGTCTATCATCCCATACAATTCGACACAGGATGCCGCGTTCCCGAGCCATCGGTCGATATCCTTGTTGTTGGAAACATAGTTCAGTATCTCCGGTATGTCTCCGGAGTACCTGAAATTCAACCTGCTGTGGATTATCTTTAGGTTCTCGTCGGAAAGCCTATAGAAATATTCCTTCAAAAGCGGATCATTCTTCTTCATTGCGAACCTCATATGCGAACTGAAAAAATATTCGACCAAAAGAAATTCGAGGATCTTCTGGTCCTGAAATGGACGGAATTCATCGACGGCTCGAAACTTATCGAGCTCATATCTCGCCTCGTCGAGGATAACAGGGATTCATTCGAGCATGTTGTGAACACGAAATATAAAAAAAAGGGCATCCAGATAATGGTTTCGCGCTTCCAAATGGCGAGCCACGGATTCACTATATGGATTGACTTTTTAGTTCCCTTGCAAAAAGACCAAGTTGCCGTAGGAACAACCGAGATGTTCCTACTGTCTAATGGAATTTTAAGCGTGTCAAAGACTTTAGGCAATATATTCGGGAGCGATTAAACGACATCTAGTCGTCTGACATGCTCCCCGTACTGGTTTATAATGGTGTCATCCAGTATGAGGGCGGCTTTTTCATCCGCAAAACGAAGCCCAAGATTGAAGGAATCAAGACACGCGGTCCTATCCTCACGCGATGCCATGACCCAGCAATAATTGTTCTTTTTAACAAATTTTCCCGTCTGATTCTCTTGGGTTATGCCTATTTCCAACGTTACGTTGTCCGGAAGAAGCAACTCTATTTGACCGTGTTTCATCAAATGCTCCACTATCATAGACTGAATTTTGTTCTTGCTCATATTGGCACCTCGTTGTGAATTTTTTCTAAATGAAAAAAACCTTGTTCGGAGGAACATAAAAGTACTTAAAATCATCGTAATATCTATAGGGCAGGTCGCCCTCATCCTTCGAAGGCGACTTTATGACATTGCCGTCCTTGTCCAGATAAACAGTCCAACAATATATCTTCTTGCTTTCCTTATACGTCTCTATGAGGAACAGCTCGCTTTCGCCGAGAAACAGTTTCGCCATCTTGCACGAAACCGATATCGGGAGGAAGTTGCTGTAGTCGCCGTAAATCTGCAAGACATCCATATAGCAATCATCGTAATCGCACCTTTGGTAGTGGGCGACTATCGAGTATCCGTCTATTGCGAAAAGTCTTGTTTTCAGAATTACGAGGTCGTCCTCGTAAAGATTTGAATTGGAAATTGGGTAATTGTATGGAATAAGAATCTTTCCAAGATTCTTTAGTTCCAGCACCGATTTTTCGATCTTTTTCATTTTATCCGACATATGATTTACCTTCCTATGTCTGACTCTATATATCACTACTCAAGGAACTTATCTTCCGAAAATTTAAAATTACCATAATCATCACAAAACAAGCCGAACAGACGCAAATCCTCTTCGGACAATGACTTGCATCTATATCCGAATATTCCCCTTTCTCCATTGTGCTCATTTCGCAAAAGTCTTCCGTAAAGCCACGTTCTGACCTCGGACATCCCCTCGGACAGGATTGATTTCTCCTCCATCCTCAAAAAACTGAGGGATTCTGAGACCCCGAGCCAAGAATACCCGGTAAACGGGTCATCCTGGTCATACTCCCTTGGCGTTCCCTTTTCCACGGCTAGCTCGACAAAGTGAAGCAAAAGGAGGAGGTAGTTCTTGGCTTCGTGGTAGCTTAGGCAGCACGAGGAGTCCATGATCCTGAACTCGACCGTTTTACGCTTCTTCTTCTGCATGTGGTACGTGTTGAGGGAATAATACTTGTGCCTTCCGACGGACCCCACAAGGTGGGCGTCAGACATCATGCATCCCACCCCTTTCTCGAATATCGATGAAAAAGACAGCATCTGGCAATACCTGCTCCTTCTTCTGCTCATCGGAACGATACGCATGAAAAAATGCTCCATCTTGACCCACCACGACACAAGGGCGGCGATGTCGCCCACGTTCATGTCATGCACGTCCACGTGCACGTGGAACGAGCACCTCTGGTCCGACATGACCAATGCGTCTCTCGAGAACGCGTCTATTACGGAGCACACGTTTCTGAGACCTCCCATGCCCTTGAGTACGGGGGTGCAAACCTCTATTCCGCAGCTGCTGTCTGGCTTCAGTATCCAGCAGTCGTTATTGTGGTTGTTCTGCCATTTCTGAAGGAACACCTTGTCCCCGACGGACTTGTGCACAAGGTTCGCTATGTGGTGCGAGCCTTTCGGGAGAACCCCGAACTCGTAGTCGACCGGTCTGTTCCTCCCGTCGAACGAGTTGAGCTCTATCTCGACGCCGAAACGCCTGAAAACATTACAGTATATTTTGCCAATGTCATTGTTCACTGCTTCTCGTCCCTTTTATAATGAAGGCATTCAAGAGGGTTTGAACTATGAACTGCCTAATGATAAAGCTCAGCGACAAAAGAAAGTTTCTCACAAACAAAAAGAACATCAACCACCTGGTCGAGTTCTCCAAGACATTCAACGCCGAATTATCAATAGTAAGAACCAGCCACAACAACATAAAAACGCTTGAACAACTTGCAGACGAGATATGCGACACCAACAAAAAGCAGGAAGATTTCGCCTATGAGGAGATTCAGAAGGTAGTAAGGAAAAACAACCGGAAGATTTTCGACTACATCGTTAAAACCCTGAGGCAAAAGAAGTCGATAGACATCGAAAAGATAATGGTTAAGTTCAAAAAGGAAGGAGTGGACGAAAAAAAAATCCACTCCCAAATAAACATGGCTGTCAAGCATCTAAAAAGCATCGGAATGAACCTAGAGAAGACGGACAAATCCCAATACAAGATAAAGCCGAGCGAAAAACCTCAATGACTATTCAATTTCGGAGTCGATGTCTTCGTCCGACTCTCCCATGATGTCAGTCTCTATGATGTCGCCGGAAATCTGGAAATCCATGGCTGCCTTGAAAGGCGCGAGGTATTCGGAAACCTCTTCCTCGGAAGCGGCGTCTATGATGGACGGACACCTCAGCAGGACTTCGATCGGAACCTCGTTCTTCTCGAGGGAAGCCTTGAATTTGACCTCTTCCCCTTTGCAGTACGGCTCGGACACGACGAAATACCCGGTACCCTTGGCGACAACCCTGTTGGCGTCCATGAGGCAGGAAAGAAGACCGCTGACCGGATTTATCCCGTGTTCGAAAAGCAGCTGGATGTTCTCGGTCGAAATAAACGGTCTGTGGGTCTTGTTCTTGACGTTTTTTATCCTGATGTTTATGCCGAGAATCTTTGTCTTCTTGGCGGACAACCTGTACTCTATCTTCTTCATCGTGGAAGTCTCGAGCCTGCAGCTGGCATAGAAAGGCAACGCGTTGCCGCCACCGGCGGTAGTTGTTGGGTTGCCGTACATGACTCCTATCTTAGACCTCGTCTGGTTGAGGATAACGACGGTGGCGTCGTTCTTCTCCATGACGGTGTTGAGCTTGCGGAACTCCCTGGAGCAAATCTTGGCTCTCTCGCCGGGCTGTTCGTTCCCGCCAACTATGCGCTTGAAATCAGCCTTCGAGGCGTTCTCGGGCAAGTTGACCTCCCTGAGTTCCCTTGCTGAGGGGCTGACTCCTATCGAATCGTAAACTATCGCTATCGGACCGTCCTTCTTCTTGGACCGGATGAATTCCATGGACTTGTACATCTTGTGGAAAACCTCCTCGAGCGTCTGCGGCGTGTGCCTGACTATCCTCGAGAGATCACAGTGGGAAGCCATCTGTATGAATTCCTTGTTCGCGGAATTCTCGCAGTCCTCGAGTATCGCCACGCCGCCAGCCCTCTGGCAGCCGAAAAGTATGTTTGTTCCTATCAGCGACTTCGAAGACGAGGATGGACCGTATATCTCGGTCAGTTTGCCCCCCGGTATGCCGCCGCCCATGAACCGCCCGCTGCATATGTAGTTTACGGCTAGGTTTCCAGCATCCACGAAATACTTGACGCTGTCTATGTTCGCCACTATGTCCCCGCCAGTCTTGCTGGCCAAATCCTGGAAAAACGAATCTTCTTCTCCGACTTTTTTCTTAGCCATTTGAAACCTCTTTTTGTTTTTTAGATGTGAAAAAAATGGGCGCGGACATAAAAAATGCCAGCGCCCTCAATTTAAAAGCCAGAGGGAACTAAATTCCTTCCAGATCCTTCATGAACTCCTCGTCCGCTAGCGATGTCGAGTCATCCTCGATAGCCGACTTGGCGGATGGCTTTGGCTTGATAGCGTCCTCGTTGATGTTGTCCGCGCCAGATATGACGGACGAACCGGAATTGGACCCTTGGCTCGATCTAGCCGACTTCAGCATGCTGGCGTCCGCGTTCCTGAACTCGTCAAGTTCGCTGTCGGCAGATCTGTCGCCCACTACCACCATGCCGACATGCACACGGAGTTCTTGCTTCATCTCTTCGACCGGTCTTAGCTTCCTCAAGCCCTGAAGATCGTTGAGATTGCTCAGCCATTTCTCGAGTTCCGCTGTGGTTCCGGCAGACGAAACATCCTCGAACTTCGAATGGTCGTAGTTGGGATACTCACGGGTGCCGCTCTTAACCACCTTCTTCACGAGACGGAAATCCCTGCCGGTAGTCGGGTGGGTTACGTCGCCAAGAGCCTTCTCTCCAGCGGCGTCATCGCCTAGTATGGCTCGCAGTATGCGGGCATGAACCTGCTTGCCGCAGCTGTATATCTTCGGTCCGACATTGGTGTTGACCACGGATTTGTTTTTCGGGTCGCTCTCAGACCGAACGATAACGTTGTAGTAGTACCGTTCAAGGGGCTTGAGTTCCCGAGCCTTGTTCTGGAGGTCTTCCTGTTCCTTGCCGGAGCAGGAGTCGGATTTCTGCCAGAGGTCGCTGTAGTATTTGCATATTATGCATTCGCCCTTCCACATGTCGCCCTTGTCGGTGCTTGTCAACACCTTTGGGCAATGGATGCTCTTCTTCTGTCTGGTGGTTGGGTTCGTAAGCATGTGGGTTCTGGTTGCGCAATAGAGTTTCTGACCTTTCCTCTTTGGCAGCAATCTCATCAGGACGAATCCGTCCCGTTCAGGAAGCCTCACAAACTTCTCGAGGTACTCATCGCTGTAGCCACCACCGCCGGTGGATTCTGAGTTTACCCTCTTGGATTCTGATCTCAATTCGTTTACGTCAAGTTCTTCAAAGTCAAGTGACATCGTTACACCTCGTAGGTTAAAAGTTACACAAAAGTTACACAAAAGTTTGGACTGGGAGACATTCCCCCAATCCCTTTTCATCGTTATAAGGCTATTTAGTTTTTCGCACAAGATTAATTTATAAAAGAAAGTGACTTTTTTTTAAAAAAGAAAATCACTTCTGATCATTGCCGATCATGGCTTGCTGGTCGCCGTCCTTGAACTTCTCCTGGGATTCCACCGCGGACTTGTGCATCGCGGAAAACTTTTCCTTCATGGTTTCGTGACCGTCGGACTCCAGGCTCTCATTGACATGTTGCCTCAGCGATCTTTCCCTGTTCATCTCTTCCTCTATAGCCGCGAGTATTTGCTGGTTCTTGACCAGCTGGTCCCTGATCCTCTGGTTCTTGGTCTCCTCATCCTCTTTCTTTTCGTTGACTATCGGCTTCTGCTTCGGGGAAAGCATCTTCTCCAGTCTCTGCTTTCTCGACTCCTCCTTCCTGTCCTTGCGGACCACGCCCCTTATCTTGAGCACCTTTGATCTCGATTTTTTCGCTCTTTCCTTGCGTTTCTTTGCTATCTTGTCTTCTCTTTTCATGATGAACCTCTACTTTCGAATAATTGGAACGTTTTCGTTGCTGGCGTTGCCCCAAAAAAGGTTGCCGCCATCCCTGTCCTTGGACTTCTCCGAGAAGTTCAATTCCTTGTCGGCTATCAGCGAAACATTGGCTGGAATGAAATACTTGTCGGATATCTGAATCTCCCTGTCCTGGTCGTCCACTATGGAGAGCATTTCCCCGGTGATGGAACTTTTTCGAGAGAAAACTTGATATCTCTTGTCCACCGTCAACTTGAAACCCTTGGTCTTCACCTCATGAATCATGGGCAATTCGGGAGAGAAAACCATAGTGTCTATGGCTCTGCGGGTCGGACCTTCGGATTGTTTGTTTATAGCCATCTGCTCGTGCGGATACATGAACTTCTGGTTGGTCTGCTGCTGTGTCGGCGCGTGATTTCCAGCCTGCGATGGGTCCGGCGCATCCTGCACGCAGAAGTCGCCAGTCGTCTTGTCGAAAGAGAACTTCTTGTTCTTTATGACCACGCCGTTGTCCGTCTCTCGGAAAGTGATCTTCTTCTTGGCAAGCTCGAACACCTCGACGCCAACGACGAATATGTCGCGCCTAGCCAACTGACCCATTATGGTGGAAGCCAGTTTCTCAAGGTGGATCTCCTCGAATGGGTCTCCGACCTTCTTTTTGAGGGTCTTTGTCTCATCCTTGTTGTACACACCATCGATCCGCTCGTGATATGAATAAATTACTTCGTAGCCCACAAATACCCCCGGTGTTCCATGTAATATAGTTTTACTTCGTCAAAACTCCCGTTCCGTACCTTGTCTCAAACACCACAGCCTTCCCATCCACGCTGTCCGTGAAAGCCTCGAAAGCTTTTTTGACCCTTTTTATATCGCAGACGTTTTCAACCACCAACATAGCCCCTTCCGCCATGAGCTTCCAAGAATGTTCGATCTTGAGAAGTATCTCGTCGTAGGTCGAATCCTCGTTCAAAAAAACCAGATCCCAATCTGAACCCAAATGCCCGACAGACATCCTGTCGTCGTTTATGTCTCCCTGGTAGAACAGGAAATCCTTCTTGAACGACTTCCTCACGTTGTAGAATCCCATCCTAGTCGAGTAATACTGCTTCGAATCATCCTGCCTAAAAGCCAGGAACTTGTCCGTTTCCTTGCAAGACATGAAAAAGCACTTCTCCAGGAATCCGAGGTTGAAACTCATTGACATGACGCTCCTCGGCTTGACCAGCTTCCCGAGATGGTAATAGAACGGGGCGTACATGGGATCGCCATAGGCTGGACTCAGCCTCGAGTTCTCGTCCACGAAACGGCAGTCCTGCAAAAGCACCTTGCCGCCCAAAAGCTTGTTGTGCAGAATTTCGTTGATTTCTTTTTGTATATCTTCGGCTCTCACCATAAAATATTATAAGACTCAACCCAAGGTGAAATATGTACGATTTTCTGATTGTAGGATCTGGCTTCTTCGGTTCTTCGTTTGCGAGGAAGGCGACCGATTCCGGAATGAAGTGCCTGGTGGTCGAAAAGAAGGACCACATAGCCGGCGCAGCCCATGACACGAAGCACGACGACTACTATGTCTCGTCCTACGGCGCCCACATATTCCACACGCACAGCGAGGAGGTGTGGAACTTCGTCAACCAATTCGAGAAGTTCACTCCGTTCGTCAACAGACCGAAGGTTCTGAGCGGAGGCGTGATGTACTCCTTCCCCATAAACCTCATGACGCTGCACCAGATGTGGGGCGTGAAAACGCCTTCCGAAGCCTCGGGGAAGCTCGACGAGGTGAGGGTGAAGATAGACAAGCCTTCGAACTTCGAGGAATGGGCTCTATCCATGGTCGGCGAGGAGATCTACAGGAAATTCTTCTACGGGTACACGAAGAAGCAATACATGCGCGAGCCAAGGGAACTTCCAGCCTCGATCATACAGAGGATTCCCATAAGGCTCACGTACGACGAGAACTACTTCACGACCAAGCACCAAGGGGTGCCGCAGAACGGATATACGAACCTCATAACGAAAATGCTGGATGGCATAGACGTGGACACCATGGTCGACTTCATCAAGGAAAGAGACAGGCTGTTGTCCATGTGCAAGTATGTCGTGTACACGGGACCGGTCGACGAATTCTTCGGATTCGAATTCGGCAAGCTCGAATACAACACGCTACGCTTCGCCAAGGAAGTCCATCAGGGAGACTTCCAGGGTAACGCCGTGGTCAACTACGCAGACGACTCTGTGCCGCACATACGGAGCATCGAACACCGGCATTTCTACAGGCATGGGGAATCAGTCAAGCACTACGACGCGGCGAGCCAAAAGAAGGAGAGCGTGGTGACCTACGATATCCCCGTCTCCTACAAGGACAACCCTGACCCGTTCTATCCGATACGGGACAAGGCTAATTCGGAAATGTACCAGAAGTACAAGTCGATAAAGCCAAGCAACGTGATATTCGGCGGTCGTCTCGGGGAGTACAAATATCTCGACATGGACCAGAGCGTAGCCTCGGCAATACAGAAATTCAAGGACTTCACGGGATCGAAACGTGATCCACAAGCTTGAGCTCGACTCCGGACTCCCTGAACATCGTCGTCGCGACATCGCAGCTTGATTGCCATCTTGCAGCCAGATCATCGGTGAGCGTCGGCGCGACGCACCGCGATATGCCGGACTGTATTATCGACGCTGCGCAGGCGGAGCAGGACATGAACGGGTAGGTCGCCATGGAACAGCCCTTGAGGTCGCAGCCGGCGAAAATGATGGCATTCATCTCCGCGTGAACCACCATCTTGTACTTCAGTTCGCGGTCGGCATACCTCGAAGGGTCGTCGCCGACGCCTCTGGGGAAACCGTTGTAGCCAACGGATACGACCCTGTTGTCGCGGTCGAATATGACGGCTCCGACCCTTGTGGACTGGTCCTTGCTCCACGACGAGACATGTTTCGCCAGACCTATGAACCTCAAGTCCCACTTGTCGTTCATGCGTAGTCCCCGACGAAAACTGAATCGTCAAAATCGAAACCGAGACTGTCTGAGCGGTAGCAGAAAAGGTAGGCGTCGCCGGAATCCTTGCCGAAAAAATCCCTTTCGACCCCTATAGCCCTGAACCCGACCCTCTTGAAGAAAATGTGGGCGTCAAGGAAATGGTCGGAAACGTATGTCTCCACCTTCCTCCTGCGCTTGTAGCCGTTGTCCAGCTTGTCCGTCACGTGACCTATCATCTCCCTGGCTATGCCGCGCTTCCTGTGGCTCGGCATGACAGCCATGTTTATGATGTAGAACCTGTCGAACTGTAGTTCGTATATTATGAAGCCGACAACCTCGCCATCGACCTCGAAAACCTTTCCTATCCTGTTGTTGGTAGGGTCGCCGAGACATTTGTCGAAGTCGGACCTCTTCCATGGCTTCGAGAAGGAAGCCGACTCGATCGCGGTCATGGACGACATGTCCCTGCCGGTCACCCATCTTATTTCCTGATTCATCGTTCCCCTATTTTCCAAGAAAGTCCTCCGCTTCACATAGACCATCTTCCTTCTTGTGGTAGATGTCCTTGTTGAGCTTGTCGAGCTCCTTCCTGAGAGTGTGTCCTCGGTTCTGGGCGTTGTCGTGGTTCCTGTCCCAAGCCTTGAGGTGCGACTTGAGGAACCCGACGACCGACTTCCTTTCTATGACAGCCTGGTGGAGGACGACGCAATCCGGATGCGACTGGGACTTAGCCTTGCCGTAGGTGTCGGAGCCGCCGCCGTCCTTGGTCTCTATGAATATCTCGTTGAACTTGGTGTCGTACGCCAGTTCGGCGAGAGCCAACTCCTTAGTCGCGATCTCAAGCTGCTTGCCGAAATAATCTATCCACGCGTATTCCTTGTCCATGTACTCGCTGAGCGTGAACTCGTTGAACTTCATGTTCTCGGGGTCAAGCACGAGATCCTTGCCGTTGACCGTGACCGTAACCTTTTCCAGTGGAGCCTCTGACATGTTATTCCTCATCTGCGTCTATGACGCCGTTCCTTGGTTTCTTGTTCTTCCTCTTGTCAACAGAGTACGTGTCGAACTCAATCTCCTCCGAACGCTTCTGCTGGACGTTCATGAGCCTTTCCTTGTAGCGTTCCTTTGATATCTCGAATATGTCGAGAGTTCCCATAGAGAAATCGAAACCCATCTTGAAAGGGAATCTCGATCTCCCGTTCCTGTGCTTGATCACGAAACCGCGACCGACCTCCGCGTCCTTCTCTATGGTCTGCTGGTTGATGCTCCAGAACGCATCAAGGGGCTTGAATTGGTCGAAAGACGTGCCGATGTTGCTCTCGTCTATGTACTGGCTGATCTCGAGCTTGGCTGCCGTCTGGTTCGGCTGGACGCATGTCAGCGTGCAATGCTGCTTCTCCACCCCGAATCCGCGCAAGTCTCTCAATATCCTGTACGCGCTCTCGTATTTCTTGACGTTCGGGTCGTCCCTCATCTCGCCGACATAGTCGATCACGATGAGACCGGGCTTCCATCCCCTTATCTCCAGCTGCGAACAGAAAGCCCTGATGCCGTTGACGTCTACCGTGCCTCCGGGGAACTGCTTGACTATGAGGAGGTTCTTGTCCTCCTTGTCCTTGCCGAACTCGGCTATGGTCCTCTTGATCTCCTCCCTCTGCTCGAGGAGCAGGTTTATGTCTATCTTGGCGAACTGGGAGGTGAACCTCTGCGTGATGCCGAGCTCGTCCATCTCCATCGTGAGGTAGAGGACCTTGTGCCCCAGCAGGACATTGGCTACGGCTGCCTTGACCAGAGCCAGGCTCTTGCCGGTGCCCGGGAGACCTATCCACGAACCTATCTGCCCGTTGAAGATCCCGTTTCCCGTCAACGCGTTGTCTATGGACTCGAATCCGGAGGTGTACCTCTCCTTGCCCTCGAACTGGTTCTCCATCCTCCGGAACATCTCCTCGATGTTAAGGAAGTACTCGAGACCCGGCTCGTAACTCCTGTCCACGGTCATCGCGGAACGCATCTTGTCGTATATGTAGGTCCAGGTAGCCTCGTCCTCCGGAGCCTCGGACATCTTCTCGAGACAACCATGGAAAGCCACCTTTATAGCCTGCACCTTCGCGAAATAGGTCACCTTGTCGAGAAGATACTCCCTGGTGTCGACCCCGGGAGTGTAATAGTCGTACAGGGCGTCGAGCTCGGCCAGATGGTATAGCTGGACCGACTTGTCCTTGTCCTTGAGCTGGTCCGTTATCTCCTGGCTCATCACCCATTTCTTGGGGACGCCCTTGTTCTTCTGGAAGAGGGCGAAAAGAGTCTTGCAGACCATGACGTGGACTTCGTTGCTGAAGTAGTTCGGCTGGAGCTTGTCTATGCTCTGTATCAGCATGAAGTCGTCGCACATCAGCATGCTCAGGAGCTTCCTCTGGAACGTGTCGTCCCAGGCGAACCTTGATTTGACCGTGTCCGGATCCGTGAACGAATCGAGTTTCTGCTGCTCTTCGGGCGTCAATGGTCTCATGTTTTTCTCCGTGTGGAAAAAATATCAGAAATGCCGTCTCAAGTAAAGCGCTTTTTCCGAGATACCAGCATGGGCTTGATGTTCGGCTTGTTTCGGCTCTCTCCGAAGACGTGACCCCGCAGCCCGAAGTACGATTCCATCCAGTTCTGGGTGAGGGTGTGGTAGACCAGCGTGTCTCCCTGGCGGATTCCGGTCTGGACCTCGGACGGGGAGAAATACCTGAACCTCAGTTTCCTGTCCGCCACGAAGAGCGTGCAGGCGAGCTCCTCGCGACCTATGGCGTCCGGACTCACCTTGTAGAGCCACTCCCCGAGGTAGTGCCTCCTCTCCTTGAGCGCGAGGCAGTAGTCGTACACGACCTTGGCGTATTCGCGGAGCATGCCATTGCCCCAAAGCGTGACCCCCGAGTTGAACGGGCGAAGGCAGACGCCGTTGTGAGTTATGGTCGCCTTCTCCCCGTAGTTGTTCTTGTCCGCTACGAAATCGCAATCGTCCAGAAGCCCGAAAAGGGGCGACACGTCGCCGAACACGAACGTGTCGGCGTCCATCAGCATCACCCTCTCGTCGCCCAAGGAAGAGAGGCACATCCTCTGGACCGGCGCGTACCTCGACTCGGAACCCATGTCCAGGTCCTCCACCATTCTCACCGTGACGTTTTTCTCGGAACAGAACAGCATGAACTCGTCCTTCGTGACATTCGGTATGTTGCCGGAAGGGAGTCGACCGAGGTTCCTGTTGTTCTCGCCCCTGTCGCAGACGTAGAACACCTCGACCGGGATGTCGGGGTTGTACCTCCTGAGCGTGGTCATGCTGCACACCGCCAGAGACAGGTAGAACTCGAACTCGTTAAGTATGTATACTATCTTCATAGATGTGTTTGAGAAAGGGGCGCAGGGCTGCAGCACTGGGTCTTGAAAGAATATATGTTTAGCCCGGCAACCTATTTCTCCGCCCCTTGTTCATTATAATTCGCTTGAGCCCAAATAGTCAAATTCCGAGAGCGATACCTGCCCGCTCCTTATCGACTTCTCCCTGGTTATCTTCTTCCCCATGCTCTTCTGCCCGTTCCAGACTATAGCCTTGCAATACGTCGAGAACTTGGTGTCGATGGTGAGCTGCGACATCTTGTCCGGTCTCTTGCCCCTGGGCACGGTCCTGATGACCATCCTCTCGAGCATGACCTCCTGCCTGCCCCCGAATTTCTGGCGGTTGGCTCCGTGCCTCGTGCGGTTGGTCCAAAGGTCCCGTAGCTTGTTTACGATCTCCAGCAGGAAAGGGTCGGAATTGTACTCGTAGACGACCTCGAAACACCTCTCTATGTATATCTGCCTCTTGTAGTACGACCCGGCGCGGACTATCGAGAGCTGGAGCTCCTGGTTTATGTCGTCGAAGTCGTCGGTGTAGTTGTTCTTGGAATTCTTCTTCTGGAGCTGGTGGGCTGCGTAGAAGCAAAGCTTCCCGAAACTCTTGTTCAACTCCTCGAACTCCGTGTGCGTTATCGGGAAGGACTGACATATGCTTTTCATGCTGTTCCTTTTTTTGCGACGTTCAACTCTCTCATCTCCGTCAGCCGCCTGCCCACGGAGCAGGAGACCTCCATCCTCAGCGACGGGAACGCCGAGTCCTCCGAACGGAGAGCCGACATCGCCGCCAGAACCACGTCCCTTACATTCTCCCTGCTGGAATAGATCATGTATCCGTCATGCACATTATAAGCGACGGAACCCTTGCCCTTCAATGACTCGTGGAGATGTACGAGCTTTTTCAGGCAGAACAGAGCCGCGGGCGACTGGACCGCGAAGTTCCTCGCCCTGTAGTGCTTGTCCTCCAGAACCCTCCTCCTGCCGAAGATGTCCGTGGACACGCCGGCGTCCTTGGCTTCCGCCTGTTGCCTCTCGACCCAACCGTAAGCAGTCGGGAATATCTTCCTGACCCTGTCCACTATGGACTCGGACGTGGACTGCGACACGCCAAGCCTCTCCGAAAGGGTGGACGGCGACATGCCGTAGAACACGGGAAGGAAAAACGACTTGCAGAACGACCTTTTCTCGGGCGAGTCGCAGGCGTTCTTCGTGACCGTCTCGTACAACGCCTTGTATATGTCCGGCGACTCGCAAGCCTTCGTGAGTTCCGTGTCCTTCGTGAGCCACTCAAGAACCCTGACCTCCATGCTCCTGTAGTCGAGGTACACGAACAGCTGGTCCAGGGCTATCGGCTTGAGGCATCCCTTCTGCTCCTGCGTGATGACATGCGGCACATAGCCCCTGGAGTACGCGTTGAAGCAGAGCAGCCTCCCGTTCTCCTGACCGGCTATGTCGTAGTGGGCATGGAGCTTCTCCCTGTCGAGGATGCCTACCGTCTCCATGCACGGGAGGACCTCGCAGGCGAGGGGAAGGTAGACGCCCTTGTACACGACCTGGAGCTTGTCCCAGCACCCGGACTCGACGACCGACCTGAGACGCCTCGTGCACTCGCCGACCGTTTTCGGCTTTTCGTTCCTGAACCCGACGTAATGCTCGATTATCTTCAGGTCGATCAGGGAGCATTCGACGACCACCTTGACTCCGTGCCTCCCGAGGCAGAAGCTGCAGAAATTCTTCCAGTCCCAGGCTATGACCTTCTTGCCCTTGGTGAAGACGGTCATCGACGCAGCCTTCACGAACAACCTGACAGCCCACTCGTCATGCACCAGGAACTCGTATACGCCCTTTTTCGACGACAAAGCCACCGTATAGGCTCCATGCCTCGACTTGTCCGTGAAGTCGAGTATTTCGTCGCTGCAGGAGAAGTAAACGACCCCTTCGGAGTCAAGTTCGGCTAGAGCCGAGATCATCTGTGTTTCGTTTGTTAGCAACATGATGGGATGATACACGATAATCGTCGCAAAACAAACACTATTCAGCCAAATTGGTATATTCCTACCAAGTTTGTCTTTAATTACCATAAAACGAGTGCCGACTTAGTGTTGTATCTTGTTCAGTGTAAAGACATATGGATTCCCTTTGAATCCTCTTGTTTCCACATCTAAATTGAATGGGATTCTCTGTGTTTAAACATATCCCACACCATTCAACCCAAAATACCGCTAAGTTGGATCGACAATACAAACGAGACGATACGCGTCGTCATTGTCTTGCCTTCAAGTCAAAAACATCTGTTCTTTCACTTGTCGGACCAAACAACGCGAAACGGAACGTCACTTTGGGTTGACGACCCTGAAACCGAAAACAACAGTACCAGTTTATGCGTCCTAACTCTTGGCTAGTCCATTCCCTTGTCTGCAGGAACGGATGTCGGCGTTTTTTGTTCTATCCAAGGCTTACCTAGCATTCCGAGCATAACAATGGCTCTCGTGGCGCCATTCGTAAAATAATTACTACAAAGACTTACCCGTTAGGGCTGCTCAGGTTTCTTCTGAAGTTGGATCCGGGGCTGGGGTACATTCAATTCCCGAATCCAAAGTGGTAGAGAAAGCTACCGTCTTCGTTACTCAAAGGTTTCTGTGACAAGTTAAGGTTAAGATACCATGAAACCCGACGAAATCAATGATTAATTTTCTTTTATAAAATAAAGTGGCTGGGTTTCTCGATAATGAGAAAAATCTCGCCGACCAACGAAATCGGTAGCCAAGAATATAGGCAGTATGCTATATTGTATAGCACAAGGAGTTACCATGGACAAGGAAGTGCAGAAAGTCATAGTCAAGTACAAGATGGACGAGACGGAATCCTTAGCCTACACGGTCGGTCTCGTCTGGATCGAGAAGAGCAGGAAGGCTTTCCCCGACTACAAGAACGCCGGCATGGGCAGGGGAGACCCGAGGAAGAGTTACCTTTTCAAGCTCTGCTACAAGCTCATTAGGGAAACCAAAGGTATCGTGAAGGACGACGAGTTCCACCTCTACATCAGGGCTCAGATAGACATACTCAAGAACATCAAGATCGGCGATGGTCACCCTTCAGTCGACGCCGGATGTCTCATAGGCGACAAGGCTTGGAGAAGGTGGAAACTCTGGAAGAGGAGGTATGACTCCCTAGCCAACATGAAGACGGACGCCGCGCCGTCGAAGGTCTCGAACCAAAAGATACTCGACGCCCTGAGGAAGTCAAAGATGTTCCTGAAGGCGGAGCTAGGCGAAAGCCCGGCGATGTCCGAATACGTGAAGGCTGAATCGGACGGCACCCTGTACAGGTGGATGAATTTCGGGAAGATCTCGCCGTACTACGTGGTGATGTCTCCGTTCATGTCCAAGGTGGTCAGGGAGGAAATGCTTTCCAAGCTCAATTTCGACGTCAAGCTGTACGAGAACGGTGTCGACGATAACGCCAAGGATTTCTTCAGGAAGACGTTCCCGAACGAGTTCAGTTGAGGTTGAGCCACGAAAGCATGTCCTTGACGTTCATGTAGCCATCACGCCTCCCGATCACCTTCTCGTCGCCGTCGACCAGCACCAGAACCGGGATCGACTTAACGTTGTACCTCATGGCTATGTCCTTGTTTTTCTCGATGTCGACCTTGAGCTTGACGACTTTCATCTCGTACATCTTGGACTTCACCCTCAAGGCGGTCAGCGTCTCGGACTCCAGCTTCTGGCACCATACGCACCATCCGGCGCCGAAAACCAAGACCACTCGGCTACCTTCTAGTTTCGCCTTCCCCATGACCGCGGAATAGGTCGATTCGGCGCTCGGCTTTTCCGCCCGCCCCTCGGACCTAGCCTTCGTGAGCTTGATCTCGTTCTTGTTCTTCGTCGCCATGACGAGCATGGAAAGGCAGACCAGCGACAGGATGATGTTGAACGGGCTTCTCAATTTATCTCCTAGTATGTCATGAACGCGGCGACCACGGACTCTATGATCTCCTTGTGGTCCTGCGACGGCGCGAACCACTCCTCCCACTCGGAAGGCTGCACGTACCACGTGTGGTGGCGCATGGACGAATCTATGTCGTATCCCCAGCACTTGACCAGACCAGCCTTCTCGTCCCAATACAGGTCTATGTTGAACTGCTCCGCCCTGGACTTGCCCGGACCCTCAGCCCCGTGACCCCTGAACTCGAACACGTACTTGTGGTAGTTGTCGCTCTTCTTGACCATGCCGATGGGGAACATGATGTACGAAGGGTAGTTCTTCCTCACGGACGCGAACATCCTGCTCGATAGCATGTCGAACTTCTCGAACTTCGGCTTTGCGGTGTCCAGCATCGTCTCGTTGAGCGACTCCAGGTAGTCCCTGACCTCGGAGGCGTAGGCTTCCTCCCTGGTGTTGTGCACGTCCTCCTCGAGCGGGAATATCTTCTTGCATATCCACTTGGGTTGACCCTGCAGGTCGCTTATCATCCTTCTCGTTATTATCTTGTAGCTTCCGAGGGGCGTGAGCTGGAGCTGCAGCGCGCCCGGCTCCGCCCCCCACTCCACCAAGCCCTGGAACCTGTGGTTCATCACGAGGTTGCCGATGTCTTTCCCGTCCGTGATCTCGGCTATTATCTTCCCGGAATGTATTATGTCCATGGGGTTGTGGCCGGAAACGTCCACGGTGCCGCCGACGACCTTCTCGTCCTTGACGTCCTTGGTGTTGAATCCGTAGTCCGCCCATTCGGCGTATTTCCTGAAGCTGTATTTTTCCATAAATCTATATAGTTGTTTGTGGCGTAATTGTCGCCCGTGTTCCATAGATAGGGCATGGAAAAAACATTCAGGCAGTGGCTGGAGTCGAGATCCGACTTCGAAGACGTGAGGGACGAGGTCGTCTCGTCGCTTTCCGCCATCAAGACAAGCGACTCGTCTAAAGTCGCCGAGGACACCCCCATAGAAGTGTTCGACACAGCCTCGCTCAAGGCTAGGATCAAGTCGATGGGGTCGTTCGCCAGCCTCACGAGGAAATCGAGGGATGACGTCATGTCGAGGATAGACTCGGAAAAGCCCGGCACGGTGTTCGACATAGTCAAGCAGATCGCCGATCAGCTCGAGATGAGATGATCAAGTCCACTTTTCCTCGTCGCCGACGGTATACCGCAGGACCCACCTCCCCTCCAGCGTCTGGTACTTCCTGTCCATCACGATCTGACCGTCGTGCACTTTCCTGTGGCAGTTCGAGCAGAGCACCACGGTGTTGAAGTCGCTGTACTCGCCGCCATCCTCCCCCGGGACTATCCTGTGGCAGTCCAGGACGGCGTAGTCGGATTCACCGCACAGCTGGCACTTGCCCTCGGTATGTTTCTTGGCTATCTTGTTTATCGTCTTTCTCATGTTTGATCCCCCATAGAGTTATAAGGCTTGGGGGATATTTTTTTCAATGCTTCAGATGTTGTTTATGTAAAACCTTATGTCGTCATCACCCTTCGTGAGGGACATGAGCCTCTTCTGGGTGGTCGCCTTGAGGGCTGACACCCTGTCGGACCGGTTCTTTATCCTGCCGCACTCGCGGAGAACCGGCTCGAGACCGAAAAGGAATATCCACGTCTTGTACGGGTTGCCCTTGAGCTTCACGGACACCATGGAGAAGAAGCTTTCCCATTTCATGTTCCATTTCCTGAACACCGACGAGTAGCGTTCGCACATGAGATCTATCTGGCTGTCGTAGAACGATTTCTCGAATTCAGGGGTGTTCATAGGTCGAAAGCCTCGCGGACGTCGACCTCGTGACCTTCCTTCCTCAGGATGGATATCCTCTTGTTGCTGTGTTCCAGGAGGTACGGGTTTATGTCGAACGTGAAATCGTAGTAGCTGAGCCCGTCCTTGTCATTCGCAGTCCTCAGACCCCTTCCCATCCTCTGGATGATCTGGTGGTCAGCCTGACCCCCGGCGGCGTTTATGAGGTTGTGGCAGTAGACGTTTATGCCCGTGTTGAATATCTGCTGGGTCGCTATGGCGACAACCGACTTCTTGGACTTCTGCAGCTCCAATATGACTTTCTTCCTGGTCTCGGAGTTGTCGCTCCCCTGCACCCAGAGCGAGTTTGGTATGAGCTCGCTGAGCTTGTCCCCGTGGGCTATGCGGTCGACCAGTATGAGCGTCCTCCCGGAACACTTCCTGGCTATCTTGGTCACCATGTCGTTGAGCATCTGGTTCTGTGCTATGCCCCTGGTGACGGCGTCGATGTATATGTCGTGCGGTATCCTCGGCTCGCTCACCGGGTAGAAAACGCATTTGCTGGACGAGAGTATGCCACGCTCCTGCAGTTTCGCGGTCGTAAGCACGCCGCCCTCCGCCGACTTTATCTTCAGCACCGGTCCGAAAAAACCCTTCACGAGGTGTTTCTGGCATTTGTCGGTCTCGCCGAACTTGAACGGGGTGGCGCTGATCGCTATGCGTACGCCGGCGCCCTTGAGCTTCTTGTAGACGCCCTTCGGGGTCGCGGACATCATGTCGTGTATCTCGTCGACTATCAGGACTTTTATCTTCGGGAGTTCCTTCTCTATCTTCTCGACGGACTGGACGCTGGCTACGGTCACGATGTTCGGATCGAATTTCCCGCCCCACAGCCTTCCGAGGTTCTCGAACCCCCACTTGGACAGCTCGGAGTAGTTCTGCTCAGCCAGACCGACCCTGTTCTGCAGGATTAGGGTCGGCGTGTTCGGGGGGAGAGCCTTGAGTATGCCGAGCATGATGAAGGTCTTGCCCGCGCTCGTCGGGGCGTAGACCACTCCTCGACGGTGCTTTATCGACTGGTTTATGAGTTCGACCTGGTAGTCGTGGAGGGTTATCCTGTCCATGCCCTCGGGAAGCCATGAGTTGAGGAAGCTGTGGTTTATCTCGTCGTGCCTGAAATCGACATTCGTCCTGTTGTCCCTCACCTCGGCGTCTATCTCGAAGTGTTTCATCGCCGCCTTGACCTCCGGAAGCAGCCCCGTGAGGAATCTCCCGGTTTCTTTCTTGAAGAACTCGGTGTACCCGTCCCACAGTTTCTGCTTGTAGAGCCTGCTGTGGAAATAGTTGCGTTCACGAAAACGAAGGCAATCCCAGAGGGTGTGCTTGAGCTTTCCGTTGGTCGTTACGAGTTGGCAGAAATCGTTCTCTATTATGAGTATCGTGTCTTTTTCCATGTTTTTTCCTTGGAGCGCAATTATGTATGAGTTGCATGGAAAGGTCAACCATTTATTGTGAAATAATTTTTTATTTAGAGGCGTTTAGCCTAAATAATTGGAGGAGGAAATTATGACAGACGGATACACTACGCTTAATCCCGGTATCGGCGGCGACGTTATGGACGAAACCGAGGTCGAATACGGCTCCAGTCCTCTCGTCAGGAAGCGACCGAGGGTTGTCATCACCGGAGAGGGAATCGACGACATCGTGGACACCACGGATTCAATCCCCGCGGGCTACGAACGCGGCTTGGTCGTCCGGGAAGGCAGCAGGGGTCAACAGACGAGCGACGACAGCATCCCCGTAGTCATGGCTTCCGATCAGATGATAGGGAAGTCCACCGTGGTCGTTTTCCAGCAGTCGGTAGGGACAAGCCAGACACAACTTCCAAACAACGCCATAGGATACTCGGTTACGTTGAAGGCTATGAACGGGAATTCCGGAGTAATATATGTTGGCATTTCTGGCGTAGCTGAATCCAATGGTTTCGAATTGAGCGCCGGCGAAAGCGTCTCTCTTTCTGTCGACAACACAAACAGGCTGTATGTCGTCGCGTCTGATGTGAATCAAAAGGTCTGCATAATAGGAATATAAACAAATGTTGATAGGCTCATCTAGTTTTAACGGCGGAAAATCAAGGGGTCCAACCGGATACACAGGAATTACGGGCGCTACAGGTGAAACTGGAGTAGTCGGATATACCGGAACCACTGGCTTTACTGGTGCGACTGGTTTCACTGGGCAAACTGGAGCCACAGGCTTTACTGGTGAAACTGGATTTACTGGAACTACAGGACATACGGGAACCACTGGTCAGACTGGAACTACTGGTGAGACTGGAGCGACAGGATTCACGGGCTACACAGGTCAAACTGGCTTTACTGGTGAAACTGGTGCGACTGGCGAAACTGGAGCCACTGGCTCAACAGGATTTACTGGAGCAACTGGCTTCACAGGATTTACTGGCGAGACTGGAGCAACTGGCTTTACTGGTTTTACTGGCGAGACTGGAGCAACTGGTTTTACAGGTCAAACAGGAACTACTGGTCAAACAGGAACTACTGGTGCAACTGGTGCAGGAGCTA